TCACGTCGCGTCACGCTGCGCAATCGCATCCACGATGCGCGGCGGCTGGCCGTTGAGCTGCACTACGATCAGCGTGAGCGCGTGCCGCCAGCGTCGCCACGCGGTGGGCTTGGAGCAGTGGTGCGCTGCGCAGATCGCGCGCCACGGCACGTAGCGGGCGCGTGCCCACACCAGCTTGCGTTGCTCCACGCTCAGCCATTGCAGCCACTGCGTGGTCTCGGCCAGGCGATCGACCGCCGCAGGCGTCGCCGGGAAGCGCAGCACGATCCGCTCGTCCGCGTAGCCCTCCCACGACTGGCGTGCGATCTCGGGCCACAGGCTGACGTAGCCGGCGACCCGCGCCGCGGGCAACCGGAACGACGTCGCCGCGGCTTCGTGGAAGCGGTGCTCGACCTCGTCGAACGTCCACACGGTCATGCCGAACGCTCCTGCGCGATGGCCCAATGCAGCAGGGCAAGCGCATCCGCTTCGTTGTCGTCGACCGGGGCATAGCCCCAGCCCCGCACCGCGGCGAGCATTGCGTCCTTGTTCGCGTTGCCCTTGCCGGTGGCGTGCTTCTTGATCGTACCCACGGGTACGCCCTGGTACGGGATCTGGCGTTGTTCGCACCAGGCCGTGAGCTGGCCAAGGAAACCGCCGTAGGCGTGCGCCGCGTCCGTGGACGCATGCCGGCGCACTTCCTCGAACGCGAGCTGGTGCAGTCCGCCCGAGAGCGTCTGCAGTTCGTCGAGCCAACGCACGAAGCGCAGGAAGCGCATGCCGCCGCCCTCGAAGCGTTGCGGCTTGAAGGAGTGGGTGCCGCTCACGATACGGCGATCGGGGGTGCGCAGTGCCCAGCCGGTGGTGGTGCCCAGGTCCAGGGCGAGAAGTGTCTGGGTCATCGTCAGGTTTCCATTGAGGGATGCCTGACACAGCCGACGCTGTTCGTGGTTCCTCCCTATACGTGCGTGTGCGCGCACGCGTGGGCGTAAATCATGAACTGCGTCGGCTGCGTCGGGCGGGTTAATCGGGATCGGCATAAGGCGTGTATCCAGACCTGGGCACGACCTTCGCGCCGATCCCCTGGAAGCCCCGCACGCCAAGCGGGTTACGCCACTTTTCGATGCCGCGTGCCACGAGCAGGTCCGAGAAGCGGCGCTGCGAGCCGACGAATTCGCCCGCCGCTTCGGCCCACGCCTTCCAGTCGTTGAACAATTCGCCGGTCAGTGCCTTGGCGTTGACCTCGCGCACGCAGCGCTCGTCGATCCACCGCCCGAGCGCGTCTTCGGCCTCGAAATACTCCTCGGTCGCCGAGACCACGCTGGCGGGCGGTTGCAGCCCCGTGCGCTGCCATTGCAGGCACCCGGTCAGCGCCCAAGCGAGGATGCCGTCGCGCTCGGCCAGCAACTTTTCGGTGAGTGCCGGATCCCGACGCGCGGGCGGGATCGTCACCGTGAACGGGATCAGGTGCATGCGCCGCTTCATCGCCTCGTCGACGTTGCGGATGGCGGGCTTGTGGTTGCCGGCGATCACCAACTTGAACTGCGGCGTGTACTCGAAGAAGTCCTGGCGCATGAAGCGTGCCGAGACCTTGTCGCCGCCAGTGATCGCCTTGACCTTCGACTCGTTCCAGCGTCGGCCCTGCTCGGTCTCGACCGAGGCCACGAAGCGCGCGCCGCGCAGACCCGCGAGATCCGTCGGATGGCGGTCGCCGCGCGCCTCCATGAACGTGTCCATCGGCGCATTGGTCGCGTAGTCGCCGAGGAGCGTCGCCAGCACGTTCACGAATACCGACTTGCCGTTGGCGCCGGTCCCGTACAGGAAGAACAGCGCATGCGCGCTGGTCGCGCCGGTGAGGCAGTAGCCGGCCATCCGCTGCAGGTACGCCTGGAGATCGGCATCGCCGCCAGTGACATCGCCGAGGAACGCCCGCCAGCGGGCGCAGTCGCCGCGTGGCGTGGCGGTCGCCAGGCGTGTGTGGTGCTCGCTGCGGTCGTGCGGGCGGAGCCGGCCGCTGCGCAGATCGACGATGCCGCTGGGCGTGTTCAGCGCGTACTGATTCGCGTCCCAGACCTCCGCCGTGGCCGCATGCCGACGATCGGTGCGGGCCAGCCGCTCCACCCCGCCCACCGTGCCGCTGGCGGCCAGTTTGGCGGCAAGCCGGTGCGAGTCAGCCTTGAGCGCCGCTTCGCGACACACAGCGCGCACCAGGTGCTGGACCAGGAGCGTCTCGTCGGCCTGCCAGCGGCGCCCCTCCCACAGCAGCCACTTGCCCCAGGCCGCGCAGTAGCGCCAGTCCTCGGCGTAGCGGGTGGTGAAGGACAGCGCAAGCGCATCGTCGGTCGCCCAGACCGAGGCCTCCTGCGTCGGCGTCGCGGTCGCGGGCTTGATGCACATGCGCGGGCCGCTGGCGATGAAGCCGGCGACGTCGAAGCCTTCCGCCAACGCATCGGCCGCATCCCAACCTTCCGGTTTCTCGTCGGGTGGCAGCAGGATGTCGCAGGACGTTGCGCCGATCGCGAGCGCGGCCTGCGCCGCGGCCGTCGCGTACTCCCAGCCCGGCACGTCTTTGTCCGGCCACAGCAACAGCGCCTTGCCGGCCAGCGGCGACCAGTCGGTCTTGTCGACCGGCGCATTCGCGCCGTGCATCGCGGTCGTCGCGACGATGCCGGCGTCGATCAGCGCCTGCGCGCACTTCTCGCCTTCGACCAGGACCACCGTGTCCGCGGTCGCGATGCCCGGCTGGTGGTACAGCGGACGCGGCTCCGGCGGCGCCATCTTGCGACGCTTGGCATCCCACGGCCGGAATTCCTTCTTGCCGCCGGGCGGGTCGTAGCGGTAGACCACCGCGATCAACTGGCCGTCGGCGTCGAGGTAATCCCACTTCGCGGTCGCCGGGCCGAGGTCGTCCATCGGCGGGGTCTTTTTCGGCTTCGTGATCGGTATCGCGGACGCACGTCCGAGCAAGCGACCTGCCTCCTCCAGCACGCTCGGAAACTCTGCGTGTACATCGATGCGGAAGTGCGCCGCGACCAGGTCGAAGATGTCGCCGCCGTTGCCGTCGGCGCGGTCGGTCCACAGACCCGCTTTCTCGCCGGTCAGCACGACCTCGAGGCTGTCGCCGGGGCTGCCCAGCGCGTCGCCGATGACGAACTTGCCGCGGCGCGCCTTGCCGGCCGGAAACAGCGTCGTCAGCACCGCCTCCAGACGTGCGATCAGCTCGACGCGGATCGCCTCGCGTGAGTCGTCCTGCGGAAGCGCGGGCGTAGCAGGCTCGGCATCGTTGAAGTCGAGCCAGTCATTCGCCATCGATGCTCTCCCTCGCAGGCGCGATGACGGTCGCGTTGCGATCACGCCACCGCTCCAGTTCACCGATTCGGAACCGGACCAGATGGCCGATCCGGTAGTGCGGCACGCCGCGCGCGCGGCGCTGGGCCTTGTTGTTGAGCCACTGCATCGGGATGCACAGCGCTTGGTGCGCGGCGCGCGCAGCGACCATCGGCTCGTTGAAATCGAGGGGAACATCGGGGGTCATGCGGATCTCCAGCAGCGGTCCTGCCATGCGCAGAAGCGGCACTCGAAATGGGTGGGATCGGAGAGGCTTCGTGGCAGCAGCTCGCCGGCATCGGTGGCGAGCACGATCTGCACCGCTCGGTCGGACATGCGCTGCGCAAGCTGGCCATCGAAAGGCACGCGCTCGGCGTACAGTTCCATCGTGTCGGCGTTGATCGCGGTGAACAGCGCCGGGTGCGCGTGCAGGTCGAGGTACGCCTGATACATCGCAACCTGCGCGGCGTAGACGGGCTTGGCGACGGCGAGCCGGTGCTTTTCCAACTCGCGCCAAGCCTTGGCTCCGAGAAACTTGCACTCCCAGAGCGCCGGGTAGTCGTAGCCCTCGGGACCGGCGACGAAGACGCCGTCGACGTGACCGCGCAATCGACCGTCGAGCGCGGCGAAGCCGAACTGCGTGCCGTCGTCCTGGCGCGTGCGCAGATCGAAGCCTGCGCCGCGCAGCCACGCGACCATGCGCTCCTCCAGCACGTGCCCACGCTCGAAGATGCGCAGCATGCGGCCGTCGGTGTCGCGCCCCGGATCGACCGGCGCGTCGGCGTACTCGTACTGCAGCGCGCGCGAGCATTCGACGCCCAGGCGCGACGCGCCGAGGTAAGTGCGTCTGGGCTCGGCCGCGCGCGCCTGCTGCAGGCCGATATCGATCAGCGCTTCGAGGCGTCCTGACTCGGTCGACGATGAGTTGAAATCCAGCATCGGTCGACCTCAGAACGGGATGTCGCTGTCTTCGAAATCGTCCAGCGGCGGCAGCCCGCGCAGCGCGCGCGATTGCTGTTGCTGCTGGCGTTCGTAGGCGTGGATCACGGCGTCGATGACGTGCAGCGCCTGTCGCTGGGAGTACTGCGCCAGCGGCACGGCGAAGCCGACGGCGTCGGCGGCGTTTCCGAGCGCGAGCAGACAGGCGCGCTGGGCATCGGGGGACAAGGGCAGAGTCACGGGAACAAGCTCCTCCAACGCCGCCGGCTGGTGCCGGCGGCGGGTGTCGTAGAGTTGGTGGAAAGCGTCCTGGCAGCGCGTCGAGCAGAACGCCCAGCGGTGCGGGTAACGCCGTGGATCGTCGGGCGGGTGTCTCAGGTCAAGGTGACCGAACCCACGCGCCGGTTGGCCGCAGGCCCAGCACCGCACGTGCGCGCCTTACTGCGCCCACGTCGGGCGGCCGGTGGGCGTCGCGGGTGCGCCGGGGGTCGCCTGTGCCGGCACGCGCGCGGCGGCCCCGGCGGCCGGCGGTGCGCCCGGCGAATAGTCGGGCTGGCCGGGCTCCACTGCCTGTTTGATGATGTTCCGCAATTCATCGCGGCCGTCGCGCTCGACGTCGATCTTCGCGACGAAGGCGATGCCCTCAAGTTCGTGGAATCCCTGAATCCGGCGCGCGGCGGCGGCCTGCGGGCTGTTGTCCTCCGGCCGCACGTTGCGCGCGGAGTTGAGGATGGCACGCAGCAGACTGCGGCCCATGCCCGCCCACGTCGGTCCCTTGCTGCTGTGCAGTCCGATGTTCGACCACAGCTTGCGCTTGGCGAACGGGCCTTCCAGCACCACGAACTCGCAGGCGAGATACACCGCGCCGGTCTCGTCGCTGCGTGTCGCCCAGCCGCCGGTCCAGCCCTGCTGCGGATCGTTGTAGCCGCCGGGCTTGATCGTCATCCGCACCCAGGCGACGGAGCCCTTGGGAATGAGGTCGAAGCTCTGCTGCTGTTCCGCGTCGTTGAAATCGTTCCAGACGGTCATGGGGTCTCCTGCGCGGCAATGGCCGGCGCGTGCGAAGTTGTGGTCGTGGTCACGGGGCGCGTGAAGTCGAGCCGCTCGAGCGCGGGGCGCGCGCTGCCGGCGATCTTCTGCATCAGGCGGCCGAGGTGTGGCTCCTCGATCAGATCGAGGCGACCGGAACGGTCCTTGGCCGGGTAGCCCCACGGGTTGAGGGTCTGGCAGACGAAGGCGCGGTACGCCGTGCCGTCGTCAGCGGCGATCTCGGTCATTGTCACGACTTCATCGACGATGCCCGGCAGTTCGAGGCCGGTCTTGCTGCCGTCGATCTGCAGTTGCAGGAGGCGGCGACCGAAGTCGTCGATCTTCTCCTCGAGGATGCCGACGAACCACACGCTCTTGCCGCGGGTGTGCTGCAGGTGCGTCAGCCACGCGATCATTTCCTGACCCATGAGGCCGTAGGCGCCGCGCATGTCCGGCTTGCCGGTCTTGTCGGAGTACGCCTGCGGCTGGCCCTTGCTCCACTGCAGGCACAGCCGGCCGGCGACGGTGATCGAGTCGACGAACAGCGTGTGGTACTTGGCGAGCTGCGCGGGATCGCCGTAGCGCGCGCAGGCAGCGTCGTAATGCGCCTGGCTGTAGGCCTGGTCGTCGCGCAGCGCCGGGTTCGGGCCACCGATGAACACCGCCAGGTCGCGGCACTCGCTCCAGGTCCGCGGGCGCAGGCTGTCGCCGGCCCAATCCTCGACCGCGAGATCGCCCGCCTCCAGATCGAGGAACAGGGTCGAGCCCGCGTCGAGCGTCCACAACTGCGAGGTCTTGCCGATGCCGGATTTGCCGATCAGCACGCCCTTCACGCCGCGGCGTTCGGACATGCGCTGGTCGGCGCCGATGATGGGGAGCGTCATGTCAGGCCTCCTCACTCGGGGTCAGCCGATACGTCGGCTTGCCGGGCTTCACTGTGCGCGCGGCCTCGAACTGCGAGCGCAACGTCGATGGCCAGTTCTGGAAGCGCGATTCGGAGATGCTGTAGCTCACGTCGATGAATTCCTCGACGGACTCGCCCGCGGCGTCGATGCGCTTGGCGATCGTCGCCAGTTGCGTCTGGTCCCAGGTCACGCGCTTGGACACATCCACGCTCAGGCGGATCTCGCCGTCGGCGATATGAACGACGCCGAAGTCCTTGCCGCCATCGCTGCGCGCGCTGCGGATGCGATCGCCGTAGGTCTGCTCCAGCGCCGCGTCGAAGCGCGCCTTGACCTGCTTGAGCCACTCACCGGCCTGTTCGAGTTGCCGGGCGAGCAGGATCTTCTGTTGGGGGGAGAGCGCCGCCAGTTGGGCGACGGACAGTTCGGCGAGTTCCGCCGGTACGAGGGTGAGGTCGGTCATCGTCGTCGTCCTCACGCGAACGCGCGTTCGCCGGTGCCGCGGCGCAGCGCCTGGCGTTCGTAGGCCTCGACATCCTCGCGGCGGTAGCTGACGCGGTTGCCGAGTTTCAGGTAGACGGGGCCGATCCCCATCCGGCGCCACTGCTGCAGTGTGCGGTGGGAGATGTCCCAGCGTCGGGCGAGCTGGTTCTCATCGAAGGCGCGGGCATCGTCGGGAGCGCCCTGCGTGGGGTTGCGGTCTTGCATGTTCTGCGTCTCGTCAGGCTGCGTTTGCAGCGGGCGAGACACACACTATTCACCGGGCGGGAAGAAAGCAGGAAGAAGACCGGGAAGAAAATCGACTTTTTTCTTTCTTCCCGGTGGGCGGCGTGCCAACGAAAAACCCCGCGCGAGGCGGGGCGGTGGTCAACCTGAACGTGAGAGGCGCTACTGCGCGCGCGGGATCCAGTAACGACCGCGCGCGTCCGAGCACACCAGCGCGTGATAGGCCCGGTTGGCCTCGGGGTACTTCTGCTTCTGGAAGGCCTGGACGGGCTTGTCCACGCCGACGTTGGCACGCGCGATCAGGGTCTCGCGCGGCACCGGCATGCCACGCTGCTCCCACAGAATGCGCAGCAACGCGGCCTGTGCGGACGTGAGTGCGATTGGTTCGGCGTCCCCCGGCAGCAGCACGTCGCTGAAGTCGTGCGCGAACGGGCCAGCTCGCGGAGGCGCCGTGGTCCTGTACATCGCCGCACGCATGCCCGCCCACACCGCCTCGTCGGCCACCAACCCGTGGCCTCGGACCTGGAACGCTGCCGCGAGAGGCACGAGCTGAACATGGAGGCCGGGCAGAAAAACGCGCTCGATCCGCGAGGTCGTGATGATCACCGCCGGGATGTCGCCGACGTGGGTGGGCCACATCGTCAACAGGGCACGCTGCACCATCACATCGGCCAGCTGCTGGCCATACAGCACGCGATGACGTCCGCTCGCCCGGCCGATATCGCCGATCCGCCAGACCCGGCCCGGAAGCATCACCCAGGCCGACTCACCGGCCAGGTCCAGCGCCTGGGCGATGCGGCGCCGTAGCCAGTCGCCATCGGGTGTCAACCGCTGCAGATCCTGTGGCCGCAGATTGACCTGCCCGCAGTCGCTGCAGAATGCAGAGCCGGCCGACATCACGCGCACGCTGCGCGCCTCGCAGCACGGACAGATGATCGCCTCTGCCCGCGACTGCATCATCGCGCCTAACTGCTGCAGGCGTTCAAGGTGCTCGCGTTCGACCCCATCGGCAAGTGTCAGCGCAATCGCGGTCCGTCCCTGCTCCAGGCAGGCGGCCAGCAACTCCAGAAGTTCCATCGTGCATCAGACCGTCATCTACAGGGTGGTTGTCACCTGTGCGTCGACGCCGGGTATCTGCCACCAGCGGCGCAGCCAGGACTCGCATTGCGCGCGCGTCCCTGCGTCGAGCTCGCTCAAATTGCTGCCGCCGCGCCGTTTGAGCGCCAGCAGCACCGAGCGGCCCGTCATCTGCCCCGGCTCGGGAAAGAACTCGATCCCGAGCTTGGCGGCGATCACCCGAAAGCGGCCCTGCCGCATCGGGTTTTCGATCGGCATCCAGTTATCCAATAAATCCAAAACGCTGAGCCGCGCATCGTCGGCAGGCGCCCTGATCGCAATCTCGCCGCCGGTCGCCTCATCCAACAACGTCGCCTCAAACAGGCACACGCGATTCACCGCCATTCCGTCGGGTGCCGGCAGCGGCTCTCGCAGGACCTCCAGCGGCATTCGTTCATGACATTGAATGGAGGTTTCGCGAAGGCGCACCGCAGCGTCGAACAGTTCACGGTGATGCAGGTACGCCCATAACGCACACTGTGCAGGCGCATTGGAGAGGCGCAGCACGCTGACCGGGCGGGCCAGGGCGTCGTTCGCTCGACGCAGCGCCTGCCGTCCGACGGCATCGACGAGCCGTGCGATCCGGCGCAGGCTCGCGACGACACAGTCCCGCACGGCCGTGGCCGCGCGCTCGATCGCCGCGACAATGCGCAGGGTGCTGAGGATGTGGTCATCCGTATTCGTGACGCTGGGAGGCAGCGACAGCCCACACCGTGCCAGCAAGCTCAACAGCAGATGATCGGGCGAAAATTTCAGTAAGACATCCAAAGGCACTGCAGAGCTGGACACCGTTCGTCTCCAGCGTAAACCTGGACCGGCCGTCGACGCCCCCTTCGTCTGCCCGGCGCACCGCAGATCCACGCTTGTTCATAATTGTCGTATCGAAAATCCAGCTTCACGAACACGCCTCAGCTTGTCAATCGCCGGAAGTCATGGGGTGGTAAAATGAACGTAATGGATTGATTACGCACCGTATTTTCTCGACGGAGGAGGGGACGACATGGCAAACGCTCTGAGCATCCGATTGCGGCGACTGCGCAAGAGTTCAAGGCTGACGATGGAAGATTTGGCCCGTGCGGCCGGCATCAGTAAGAGCTATGTCTGGGAACTCGAGAACCGCGAGGTGCCGCACCTCTCCGCCAAGGTGCTGATGGACCTCGCCAAGGCGCTGGGCGTCACCATTCAGGATCTGCTGGGAGAACCTCCCCCCGTCCAGGCCTCCCCCGAAGATTTGAGGTTCTTTCGGAAGTACGTCGGCATGGACCCGGCCGACAAGGACCGGCTCAGGAAGATGATCGAGTTGTTGGAACCATCCAACTCCAAGGGCTCGAAGCGCGGCCGTTAGGGACCGCGAGTCCGCTCTCCCATTGGCGGGAGAATCAAAGCCAGTCGCGTCAGCAGCTGCGACGATCCAGCAAGCTCGGCCCAGCGTATTGCACCACGGGCAAAGAATCGAGCACGCACTGCACCAACCAAATTAGACATTTCGCCCAGGCTATTCAGAGCGAACTGAAGCGATCACCTTTTCGACGGTTCTGCGACATTCACTTGGCAAGCACCCAAGTTCCGAAGCAATACGCTGGAGATATGCGTCGCCACCATAGATTTTGGCAACTCTGCGCAAGATTTGTGTAACATCTGAACAGCGGCAGGCGGTCAACGCTAGATGGCCTGGTGCCCATGACGAAGCCATGAAAGCAGACACTAGTTCCTGCCGAGCAGCCTTGCATCGATCCCAATCAAAAAATGGAATGAACTTGAGCAGATCTGGAACTTCATCCTTCTTCGCCAGCTCCCGGTAAATGATTGGAAATGTCGCCGCAATCATAAGAGAGACTGGTCGGTTTAACTGCCTCATCAGCATCGGCAAGAGATGACCGGCGGCAGTTATCGCAAAACGCGGAACCGCCTTCTCAGCCTCAAACAGCAGGTCAGCGCACGCGTCCGCTGCTTTCCCATCCAAGTCGAAAATGCGCCTGTCGCGGAGGAGTAGCGCAATATCTACTATTGAAGACATGATCCGAAAGCGAGCGGGCTTTGCCGCCTTGCAGAAGGCCACCATGTTGCGGTTTACGACTGAGGCACTGATCCTGTCGGCCATGCCTAGACGCACGACCCATGCGCCATCGAGGTGTTTTCCAACAAAATCAAACATTTGAGCTAGGAACTCAAGCTCACCTTCGCCGAAATGCTGAATAAGACAACGACTCAGTGCATGATTAGCAATCTTTACCTTGTTATCAGCGCTAGAAGTTTCGATCACTCCGCGCACTAGACGAACAAAAACGTCAATAGGCACGGTTTCGGCAAAGATCATCCGATGAACAAGGTCAGGCGCTACTTCTTCAGCAATTCTGATTACATCTCCTCTGATACTACGATCTTCTAGTATCCGTTCAAGCTGTTGATCATCAGCTTGCCGCATCAGATCAACAAGCATTTCGACAGAGACTCCACGGGAAAGTTTGGAGCATTGGATCAACCACGTAGCATCCTCTACTGAAGGATCCAAAGCTTCAGCAAGCAGCTTGTTGCGACGCTCGGTATCCGGAAGATCGCTGAGCACGGACAGGATTCTCCCTTTTGCGCCAATTTCGCGGGCGCGCGTCAGGCATGCCCTTGCCATGTTGGTAGCGGCAAAGTCATTGACTAAGCCAACGTGCCGCACTTCTTCTGCCAACTGTTCGGCATCAAGCATTGTTAGCAGTGGTTGGGCTGCTGGAAGTTGCCAGTCCATCACAAGATGCGGCAATAGCTCATGGCTGACCATCGAGGCCAGTGAAGCGTCGAGCTGAGGGAGAATCTCACCGATCCTATCAATCAGATGCACCTCGCTCGAAACTTTCTTTGCCAACTTGGTGCTTCCTGCAATAAGGTTACCAAGAACCTCCGGAGGCGCCGACAGGAGCGAATGCTCCACGCGATGGCTGAAGCCGTCGCTCATTCCGCCTGCAATGACCGGAACCAGCTCCCTAATTGCCCCCAATTCGTCTGGCTGAGAAAGTAGCGATATAGCTCCTTCTGGTGATCTCTGCGAAAGATCTGCTAGCGCTGAACCGACAGCGTCAATGCCCCCTGGGATCGATCTGCCATGCATCTTTCGTGTAAGAGCGCCGAGGAAGTTCCAGGCCTCGTCTTGTGGCAGCACGGATGGAGCGCGCTTAACGGCATCCGTCAGTGACGACTCTAACGTCTGGAGAGCAACGCTTCTACGTACCTTTCCGGAATTGGCAATGTCGAGCAGCCCTAGTGCCGCAGTTGGCGTCGAGTCCAGCTTCGCCATCAACTCATCCCAGAGGAGTGCAATCCGAAGTGCTGCAGCATTATCGCCATCATTGCCAACCCCGGCCACAATATCCTCATCTCCAGAGGAGAGCAGTCGCGGATAGGGGGCTTCGAAAACGCGCCCCATGATCGTTCCAGTCCAACGATGACGCAGATCCTGCGGCGAGCGTCCATCTATCCGCCTGCCATTCCAGTCTGAAAACTTAGGCCGAGCGTCCTTTGGTGCAAAGACAAGGTTGAAATCTCGGCCACTGATCTTTCTCGGGGATAAAGCAAACGTCGACACAGAGAACTGCAGACGCATTGATGGCCATAGAGCGGTTAAAAGTCGAATTGTTACCAATTCCGGACTGGCCGCATCGAACACAACTACTGGTCGATAATCTTCGAGAAAGATCGCTTCGAGAAGCTCGCCTCCGTTGAAGTTTGCAGCAGTCGGAAGCACATTATCTGGAACACTTGCCAGCGCCATGCGCTTGGCATCCTCGTCTTCGGGAAGACGACCGAGATCAAGCATGTCAAGCAACGGCAACAGGCTTTCAAGAGAGCCCCAAGTTGAAGCTGGGATCACTAGACTGAGAGTTCGCACGCACCCGGCGCGCGGCACAGTCAGGTCCTGCCAAGTCCGAGCCAACACGTAGAAGCTACCGCTTGGCAAAGGATACCCTGTCAAATACGGTTCGAACTGCTCGCGTGGTCGCAAAGGTCCTGCGACGTCCGACAGCCGGTCAATAGTTGACTGATCTTCTCTTGAAAGCGGCAATGAGCTAGCTAGCAGTTGGTGCCCTTGCCGGTATCCATGCACTTGGCGATCGATCACAGCCATATTCAGGCGCCAATCACCCAGGAGATCGGAAGCGTCAGATCATCGTCTTTGCCCCACGTGCCATCTGCGTGCTGGGCAGACACCCAACCATGGCCATCTAGGCCATACTCCTGCACGGCCTCACGACACTTCTCGTCATTCTTCAGATCTCCGCCTACCACGCTCAAGCCGAAAACTCTAATATCAAGCCGCTCGATGTCGCCAAGACGTCCTCCGAACAACGGATACTCGTGCTCCAACCACGCTCTCGGACCTTTCGCGAAATTTTCTTTGTCCACAAGATCCCAGGCACTGACTACGATTGATACGCGAGGTCGTCCGCCATCTGGACGATCTACGAGCGAAATCTCGAGAAATCGAATGAGCTCACATAGCACGACTTGTGTCGGGATACTTTGATTATCCGGAGCCTGTACCTTGGACATCATTCTCTTCGAAGTAACCCAGTCGAGCGGCGTGACATCCTGATCAGAGCCAACACGTATAAACAACAGTGCACCATCTGCGTGACGCAGCTCTTCCATCCAGTCCTTCGCGATCTCAGAATACTTGACTGCATTTAGCCAAAGCTCGCCAGAAATGTCTGGGATGACGATCGACGTCTCCTCAGTACCAGCCCCCTCGCAGACGATCACTTCAAACTCACGACGCGTATCGGCGTGCTCTGATCTCGGGGCAAAGTTTCCTGAGTTGAGATGATCTGTAACCTCTAGAACGAATGTAATGTCGTCTGGCTGTTGGGCAATCTGGAGACTACCTCTCTTGGCGTCGAGCGCAGGCCATACGCGACCAATGAAGTTCGTCTTCCCAGAATCGGGACCACCGATGAGCACAACGGAACGTCTCATCGATCTCTCCTGTATCTCATGAAAGAACGTGAACTCTCGCGAGGTGTGCTGTCTGGCCAAAAGGTTGGCGTAGGTTGTGTCGGCCCAACAGTAGCGTCAACGAGATCGGAAATGCCAAATCCAGCTCTTACCGCGTCGTTCTCGGAGAAGGGGGCGACTTGAGCGATGGTTGCCATGATCTCCTTTCGTTGCAGCTCTGCCAAGAGTCGATCAAGCATTGTTTTCTCAACCTCGCAAACATCACGATGAGTGACGACAACAATCGCTCTTGGCAAACAATCGCCTAGCATGGTTTTCAAGCGACCACCGAGCTGTGCCACGCGCGTGACTAGGGCTTGGCGCTGCGCTTTGTTCGCCAACACGCGGCCGTCGAGGACGATCCAGATCACGTCGGCGGCTTTCAAAAAATCGAGACGATCAGACTGGGCGCTCGCTACAAGCTTCGTTGTCCACTCACCTGGAAGGTCTGGCAATGCGAGATCCACACGCCTCCCGTCTGACTGCCGAACGAGCCGCAGGTGAAGGAAACCAGCACGCCGATCATCGGCCATTTCAGTATGCATTGTCATCTGGTCGGGCGGCGCTCCCCTGTTCCAGTCGCGTGCACCTCTCGCAAGATCCTCGAATCCCATCAAACTCCGGCTATCAGCGAAAGTCCAACCCTTAAGCATTGCATTGGCGACAAGAAGATATGTGCTCGCGAGGCAAGCCGTCTTTCCAGAATTCGGATCACCAAGAATCCCGACGACTGTGACGTATCGCGAAGCCATCATCTTCGAAACTACATCTGGACTAAGCGTCTGGCTCGATGTAAATGCGGCCGCCTCTCCTGGGCGTTCGAGCACTGGCGCGCCAAGCCCCGCGCTATCAGCAGCGACTGCTGGCGCATCAGTTCTTCCAAGAGTGTCCTCGTTGGTGGCTTTGATGCGATGATCACAGGTTGCGGGGTCGCGCTCTAAGGCGCAAACCCCCGTCTCATCAACAGCGCAGCCTTCGAACTTGCAACTCGAACTCAC